CTACTGAATTGTGTATGTCTGTTGGTTTGGATGATTGTAAAGATCAAATTTATCAACGGTGTGTCGAACAGGAGTACTGGGATGGTTATAATAATCAATTCGTGGTTATTATGGACGATTTTGGTCAAATGCGTGATACTGTGTCTCAACCTAATCTTGAATTCTTTGAAATAATCCGTTCTGTCGGCCCTTTTCCTTACCCTTTACATATGGCTGACATCTCTGCTAAAAATTCTACAATGTTTACTTCCGGAGTCTTAATGATGAGTACGAACGCTTTGCACATGAATATTGAGTCTTTGACCTACCCAGATGCTGTCTGGAATAGGTTGAATGCTCAGTCTTGGAGTGTGTTGGTTAAGCCGAAGTACGTGACGATGAGGAAGGAAAATGGAGGTCGAGAGTATGTTTCGCTCAATTTGGAAGCTGTGAGAGCTGATTCCCCAAAGCTTGCCAATGGCAAGCTCTGGGAAATCAACCCTTATATCTACGAATTCGTGCGTTTCGATGCTAGGAGGAGAGATCCGAGGTCCCTGAGAGACGGTGAGAGGTTTGAGTGGGACGAGTTCATTCAGATCTTGAAGAAAGATTTGCGTGAGAGAGAGGGTGGTGGTGCTGCCCTCGATGGTTTTCTTGACGACTACATAACCGAGAAGAAGGACAAATCTGTTGCGCAGATGGGTCTTTCTCCTCATGACATCCGTGGTGTGTTCGTTGCTCAAGGTCCCGGAGAGCAAATTGCCGATCCTTATACACTTGGCCAGTTTCTCGACTGGTTGAGTGAGTATAAGGACATTGATAATCCTGAAGGTCCCATTTCTAATTTGTATCATGTGTATAGTGCTCATGAAAGAGCTGAGTACGACGGTGACGTTTACAAACAATCTTTGCTTGCCTACATTCCCAATACCATTCCCGATAACATGTTTAGTCTTTTGTTGATCGCTTTCTTTAAGGAGGAAACTTCTTTTGGAAAGAGTGTTCGACGAAAGATGGATTTTTGTGCTACAACTTTAAAGTGTCATTTAGAAGGTGTCCCGAGTCGTGTCAGT